TCAACCTGGCTCTACGCCTGGCGCCCAGCTACGGCAAGGCTGTCATGCTCGAGACGCGCATTGCAGCTAAAGGCGCATACGATACCGTTCTGCAGCGCGCAACAGCGCCCATTGAGCAGCAGATGCCCGGCACCATGCCAGCAGGCGCAGGCAACAAGTACTGGCGCGTTGCGGATGACCCCTTCCTCGAGCCGCCTGTTGATCCCGTCGAGACCGGGCCTGAAGGCATATTGGAGTTTTACTGATGCCCACGATTAACCAGCTTTCGAGCATCGGCGAAGTCACTTCGGCTGATCAGATCCCGACCTACGACGAGTCGAACGGCGACACCAGAAAGATGTCGGTTCTGCAACTGCAGGACTACATCGAAACCAACCTGGACATCGCTGACGTTGGCTTCCTCCAGGCAGGCACGGGCGCGGTCGAGCGGACTGTTCAAAGCAAGCTGCGGGACGTTGTGTCGGTGAAGGATTTTGGGGCTGTGGGGGATGGGGTAACAGACGACACGGCGGCGATTCAGGCGGCGCTCAATGCCGCAGCTGAATCAAACAAACGATTGTTTGTGCCTTCTGGTTCATATTTGTGCAATTCGTCTCTTGCGTGTGACAACGCATCTGCAAACTTCAACGGAATAATCATCGAAGGTGAGGGCTGCGGACTTAACAATTCAGGATCAGAAATTGTTTTTTCTTCGACCTCTGGTGTGCGGTGGTTGTTCTCTGCAGCGTCCGCTGCGTCTGCATTTCTGGATCGTGTTGTTATACGTGATTTGGCCCTAAGAATAAGCGGTTCATCCCCGTCTGGGTCACTGATTAGATTGCGCCGAGTTTTTGAACTTAAGATGGAGAATGTTTATCTCAGAGGCAACAATGGGACAGAATACTTAATTGACGGGAACGAGTGGGTCAATCTTAGATTTGACAATTGTTATTTTAGAGATGCCGCTTACGGTATAGCGTCGGTTTCTGTTGCCGGGTTCTCATCTTTTGCAAACGTGATCAAGTTCAGTGTGTGCACGTTTGACGACTTGACAACCGCGACAAATTTTAGCCTAGCTGGCCGATCAATTGAGTTCGATACTTGCACATGGGAACCAGCAGAGAACGGATCCGCATCTGCAAATTTAACCGGCAACTATAACACTTATTTTCGTAATTGCTGGTTTGGTGATGGAAATAACACGGGCACATGGATCACTGCTTCCGGAGAACAGGTATCAATTGAAAACTGCGAAATACTGACGGGTGCGACCGCAGTAGATTTGCAGACCACATTTCCGTCTCGAATTGAGGGTGGGCGCTTCGCTGGAGCGACACAAGCAATCAGAATCGCTGCCAACAATGTGTCTGTTCGAAACGCGCGGATTTTTTGTGTAGAAAACAATTCTATTGGTATTAAAGCCGTATCCGGCATTGGTCAAATCTTAGAATCAAATAGGGTTGTTGAGTCAGGGACCCCGTCAGGGACCATCGCTTATCAGTTGGCTGCAGGGACAACTGGGCGCATCAGCGATGTGGTTGGGTCTACTTGCGACACGTTTATTAATGACGGCACGACTGCTGCGTGGGAAATATCCACACGAAGCGCTCGATTGACCGGAATTACAACAACAAATGTCGGGTCTATTAGCGCGGGCGCTATTGCAACGATTACTATAACAATCCCAGGGGCAGAAATAGGGGACACTGTTGATGTTGCTGCGCCCTCTGCAATAGAGTCAGGTTTGATGTGGTGCGGGTACGTTAGCGCGACTGATATCGTCACGATCCGCATTCATAACACTACAGTCTCCCCGATTGATCCAGCATCAGCCACTTGGTATGCCAGAGTTACTCCAACAAACTTCTAAAATATCAAAAACTTTACAGCAATTTTCATAATCCGATAACCAACCCATAAGGCAACCCCCCATGCCCACCCTAAAACAACTCTTGCGCTCCCGCACCGTGCTCTTCGCAGTCGCGGTCGCGATTCTTAGTGTCCTGCAGGGCTTTGTGTTTGCTCTGCCATTGCCACCTGCCGGACAGGCTGCAGTTGGTTGTATCATTGCTGTGGCGGTGGTCTTGCTGAGAGCCATCACGACAGAGCCGCTCACGAGGAAGTAATTCATGCCGACGATCAACCAGCTCCCGTCAATCGACGAAGTGTCAGGCGGCAACCAGATCCCGACGTACTACGCCGGCGGCGGTGATGCGAGGAAGATGTCGGTTAATCTGCTGCAGGAGTACATGCAGGACAATCTGAACTTCCCCGACAACGCCTCCGAAGTAACCTACAACCCCGCAGGCACCGGCGCGGTGGCGAGGACGGTGGAGTCAAAGCTACGCGACGTTGTGAGCGTTAAAGACTTCGGGGCGGTTGGGAATGGCGTGGCGGATGATACGGCGGCGATTCAGGCTGCTATTGCGGCTGTAAAAGCAGCCACAATGTCCGGCAACAGTGGCATTTATGGAGTTGCTGGTGTTTTTTCTGGCTCGGCTCCTGTTTTGTATTTTCCTGCCGGTGTTTACAAAATCACCGATTACTTGACAGCCGACACCGTAAGCAGCACTAACTATCAGAGCTTCAAAGGCGATAACGCCATCATCGTTCCGTCTGCGGGTGTGACTGTGTTTGGTGGCATCGGATTCAACGCAGACTTCGAGGGTCTTACGATTCGTGGAGGAGCCAATGCGATCAGCATCAAAACAGCCAACGCAGACACAGCACTTATCAACATCAATCGATGCGAGTTTCAAGACCAGACTGGCGCTTGTATTCGCACAGACAACAATTCAGCATCGACCCAAATCAATGTGAGTCAGAGCAAGTTCTACATGCAGGAAGCTGCTGGCGGACACATTGGATACTTTGAATCTGGCGATAAGGTGACATTTGCTGACAGTTGGATTTCATGCAAAAGTGCAGTTGCGTTCTATGTCGATTGCCACCTTGTTTTGGATAACGTACTTGGTGTGCCTGGTGGCGCTTTGTCTACTACTGGTGGTCGCTGGATTGATTTTTACGATGGTAGCATCCGTGCAGTCAAAACACGTTTTGGTGGCGAGTCTGGCGGCGCTCCGATCATTTACAACTACGTCAATGATCTGGAAACAGTTGCTGTTTACCCGTTTATAGGGCGTGAAATCATCATCGACTCTTGTGTGGTTTACGCTGATGCGAGTAGAGCAGATGAGGGCATTATCGTTTCCAAAGACGGCTTGCCAGCGCTCATCTCAATCACAAATTGCCAAGGCCCTGTTGACGCACCATTGGTGAATGACCAACAAACGTCAAGCACGCTGCTGGCAAAGTTGCAGGCGTACACAGCAGCTTCCGCTTCAAACAAAAAACTATTGGCGTGGGACGTAAACACCAACCAAGCAAGAGCGTTCCCATTATCCAATGACGCAACGCTGACTCTGGAGCTTGCCCAGTATTTCCCAAGCAGCGGAACCTATAACACAACCATAACACCGTCTACCAGCGGCACGGTGACGCTTGACTCGTTTTTCGACAGTCTCAGTTATCAGCAACGTGGTGGTTGGGTGAAAGTCACGGGGCGCATTCGTGTGTCCAGTGTCAGCTCGCCTGTTGGGACGGCGAACATCGCGCTTCCTTGGCCTATTTCCGTAGGCACAGAAACAGCCGCTGCGACAGCACCAAATGTCCTGCTGTCTGGAACTGTTGCAGTCAATTCCAATGTCTTTGTAGCCCTTGGTCAGGCTGGTGAAAGTGTCATTAAGATTTACCGAGGTGACGCCACTACTCCAACATCAAATGCAGCAGAGCAACTTCAGGCGGCAACGTCAATGTTTATTGATTTCTCATATCGGGTGCGCTGATGATTACGCCTTCTTTTGGTTTAACTGCTACTGAAGGCAATCTTTAATAAGTAAAAGAGACCCCGCCCATGTCCGAAATCGACCCCGTAAAATTCGGCCTACTGATCGGCCAAGTCAAAACGCTCGAGTCGCAGGTTGACGAGCTGCAGAAAGATATCAAGCAGCTGCTGGCGCTGGCGAATCATTCGAAAGGGTCGTTGTGGGCGGGTATGATGTTGGCAAGCATCTTCGGGGCCGGTGTCACTTGGACAATCAACTTTTTTCGATAGAGGTCTGATATGAGCGTAAACAATCAATTCAGCCAGCGCGTAGGCTCTAACCAAGTCACGACGCCTGGCGCTACCAGTGCAAGCATTACTCTGGCCGCCAACGATAAGGCCGTGCGGCTGGTTAATGTCGGAGCCAACATTTGCCACGTGCGGATTGGCGAAGGCTCGCAGACTGCCACGACTGCCGATCTGCCGGTGCGTGCAGGCTCCGAGATCATCGTGCGCAAGCGCGACGGCGACGTGACCCTGGCGCATATCTCTGCGTCCGGAACGACGCTGCACGTGGCGACAGGTGAAGGCGGGCTGTAATGGCTCAAATCCCCGTCATCCAAGGAATCTACAGCGACAACTCGCCAGACCTGCGCACCAGTTATCCGGTCAATCTTGTCCCGGTCCCGCGCGAGTCTGGAATATCGGCTGGCTTCCTGCGCCCGGCTGACGGGCTGGTTTCCAACGGCACCGGGCCGGGCGCTGATCGCGGCGGGATCGAGTGGAACGGGGTTCTCTACCGCGTGATGGGGACCAAGCTGGTCAGCATATCGAGCGCCGGGTCCGTGACCGTGCTCGGTGATGTTGGCGGCAGCGGGTATGTCACTTTCGACTATTCCTTCGACCGGCTTGGGGTTGTTTCGTCGGGCAGTCTTTACTACTGGGATGGAAGTACACTGACGCAGGTCACCGATCCAGACCTCGGCCCTGTGCTGGATATGTGCTGGGTCGACGGCTACTTCATGACCACCGACGGCGAGTTTTTGGTGGTCACTGAGCTGACCGACCCGACGGCGGTCAATCCTTTGAAGTACGGATCTTCTGAGATTGACCCCGACCCGGTGGTTGCGCTGTTGAAACTGCGCAACGAGGTCTACGCCCTCAACAGAAACACCATAGAGGTGTTTGATAACATCGGCGGCGAATTCTTCCCGTTTCAGCGCATCGACGGCGCGCAGATCCAGAAAGGCGTCGTCGGCACCTTTGCCTGCTGCGTTTACCTAGAATCTGTGGCGTTTCTCGGCAGCGGTCGCAATGAGGCGCCCGGCATTTACCTCGGCGCCAACAGTCAGGCGGCCAAAATCTCGACGCAGGAGATCGACGAGATCCTGCTCGGCTACACCGAGGCGCAGCTTGCGGGCGTCAAACTTGAGGCGCGCAACGACCGCTCGCACCAGCATCTATATATTCATCTGCCCGATAGGACGATGGTCTACGACGCCGCCGCTAGCCAAGCGGTCGGCTTGCCGGTCTGGTTCTGTCTGACCACCGGAATCGTTGGCTACAGCCAGTACCGCGCGCGAAACTGGGTCTGGGCGTACAACGCCTGGACGTGCGGCGACCCGGAATCGTCAACGATTGGATACGCTGTTGATACCGTCGGCACGCACTGGGGCGCTAAGGTGCGCTGGGAATTTGGCACGCAGATTGTCTACAACGAGGGCCGAGGCGCGATCTTCAATGCGCTGGAGCTGGTGGCGCTGACCGGACGCGTGGCGGTGAACAAAAACCCGCCGATCTCGACCAGCTATTCGGTCGACGGCATCAACTGGAGCCAAGACAAGACCATCACGGCTGGCGGGTTTGGTAATACCTCAAAGCGCCTCGTCTGGTGGCAGCAGGGGCACATGCGAAACTTCCGCATGCAGCGGTTTCGCGGCGACTCTGATGCGCACATCTCAATCGCGCGCCTAGAAGCCGCGCTCGAGCCGCTCAACTACTGATGGCGACTAAAACCCTGAAGCTCACGCGGGACCAGCTCGCGTCGTTTCTGAAGAATCAGGAACAGATCAAGGCATTCGAGGGGCTGTTCGAGACAGCGGATGCGGCTGCGCCATCAACCATTGAGGAAATCACCAACGCTGCCGACAGCGCGCAATCCAGCGCGAACTCGGCGCTTGCGCTGGTGCAGATGCTTGAGGAGCGCGAGGGCACCGTCATCCGCATGGTTGTGCTGAACGGCACGCCGACGCTGATACCAAAGGGCACGGCCGTTGGCTTTATCGGCGTCAACGGATCGAACCGCATCGAGGTTGCGCCTTATTTGGCCGACGGCGCAAGCTATTCGCTGTATTTTATTGGCCTAGCAAGCCAAGACCTTCTGCCAAACGCGCAGGGGTACGTGACGCTATACGGTCGCATTACCGGGATCAACACGTCTGGTATATCGGTCGGCGAGACGTGGGCTGCTGGAAATCTTCTCTGGGCCTCGCCGACGTATTCCGGCGGTCTGACCAAGAACAAGCCGACCGCGCCTGATAATGTGATCTCAGTCGCAGCGGTACTGTTCGCGTCAACAACCGCCGGGCAGGTAATGGTGCGCCCGATCATTACCATGAAGCAGTACTACGGCGAATTCACCAAGACGACCACGCAGACGCCTACAGTGGCGGGCGACGAATATTTGGTCACTTGGGACAACACAGACATATCAAACGGCGTTGTGATCGGATCGCCGACAAGCCGAATCGTTGTGCCGGAATCCGGTTTATATCAAATTAACGTCGAGCTGCAGTTTTCATGCACGGTCGCGGCTCAACGTGATGTCGTGATGTATTGTAAGAAAAACGGCGCGCTGGTCGCCAATAGCGCCTATTACCAATCGATTGACATTAACAACGGCTACACACAAGTCACTCTAAGTGAGTTTTTTCCGCTAGTCGCAAACGATTACTTGGAAATCGGCTTCGGCGTTCTGGGCGGGCTTAATTTGAGCCTGACAAGCATTGCTGCAACAACGAACTTCCCAGCCTCGCCTGCGGGTCATTTTTCCATCATCCAGGTGCAGCAGTAATGGCTAC